CTTCTACCCCAGTGCTCCTATCTCCATATTTTACAGCTAGGAAATGTTCTCCTACTATCTTCTCTTGTGCTTTAAACTCTTTATTAAGATTATTTACTCTTAATGACAAGTAACCCTCAGTTTTAAGAGATTCCATCAATTCTTCTCTCAAGCCCGGAATCATATCAATAACTTCTGATTTGTTTTTCATTATTGTTTTGAACTTAGCAGGATTTAAAGCATTATCTACAAATCCATTCTTCCACACTTCAGCTAAAAAAGCATTCTTAGCAATATCTAATCCTTTAGTGCCTCCAACAACATTTAAAAAATCTGTCAGTGCCTCTGCGTTTGATACGATAACAGGAGCAATTTTCTCTGCATATTTAGCACTCGATATCTCTTTTATACCTCGCTCAGTAAAAGGAATACCAATAAACTTATAATAATTCATATCTGCTACATCTAATGCAGCACTATAAGCTCCGGGAATTTTTGTTCTAGCATCATCTAAAACACCCTTTAAATCTTCTAGTTGATATCTAACATCAGCAGAAAGTTTTCTTCTCAGTTGTTTATTTATCGCTTTTTTCAAAGAATCTACATTAGCAAAACTCATCTCAGAAAATATTTCTTCTCTGGTTGTTGTTGTTTTACCTGCTGGTCCTTCTGTCTTTGTAAACGTTATTTTAGGTTTTAAGAGATTATTAATTTTACTATGAATTGGTGTCCCTTGACCGAACTTATCGTCTAGACGTACAGACTTCACATAAGCCCAGATTTGTTCTACACCCTCTGGAGGCATAAAGATTTTATTTTTTTCAGCTCCTTTTAATATTGTTTCGTATTCTATGCTCCTCAGAGCTTGAGCTGTTTTCTTTTTAGCTCTGACTAAGTTCTCAATTTTTAGACCTAGTTCTTCTTTAGTAAGTTTAGGCATATAAGAAACGCTTAAATCTTCAATTCTAGAATTTATTGCTTCAATCCGTTGTTTGAGGATATCTGTCTGAGACCTTAGAGATTTAGTTATCACTTCCGGAGAAACTTGCGCTTCTAATGCCTTACCCACAATAGGAGAACCAAATAATTCATTACTCTTAGATATTATTGCAGCCTCAATTTTAGCCAGTTCTGCATCAACCTTAGCCCTCACTTGAGGGTATTTTCTAATTAATTTATTAAGTTCACCTACTACTACAGGATTATCAGTTAAAGTTAGGAAGAACGGGATATCTACATCATCAAAATAATGAGATATCTGTCTAAAGTCATCCACAATTTTTTCTACATCCTTTTTCTCTGCCTTAGCAATTTCTTTTAAGACATTTCTAGTGTTTGCAATAGCAAATTTCTGTTCATAAGTTGAAGCTGTTGATTTAAGATGTGACCAACTTTTGCCTTGCAGTATACTAGTTGCACCGGATGCTAACCTGTTAGTAAAGTTTTGTGTTTTATATCCTGTGAAAAGAGCTGTTCCCACACCTACTAGAGCACCTGCCATTTCAGGATTTTCCACACCAAGAAAATCTGCTCCAAATTCTTCGAGCTCACTAGCAAGTACAGCGGAAGACGAAGAACTAACACCTATACCAAACCATCTAGCAGCATTAATAGCACCTCTAACACCAAATTCCAGTAAATTTTTAGTGCCTCCACTTAGTAAATTTATAGGGTCAGTCATCATCCTATTACCCATACCAAAAATAGCCTGTGTTTGGTCTTCTGGTAGTAAATCTAAATCAGGCTTATCCCAACCAAAAATATTAGTCAGAATAGTTGAAGACTCTTCTGAATGCTTTCTAAAATTTTTATGGTATTCTTCTACGAGTTCTGTACCTACTCCGGGCTTATCGAGTGCACTACCTTCTTGGACCGTAGAAATATCTTCCCATATTTTAGACCACACTGAACTATCACCTACAGATCTGAAGAAAGAGTACATATCGCTCGCACCTAGTCTTCTCTGCGTTCCTTGGAAACCTGCATATTCTAGTATGTTTCCCGGTGGTACAGTTAATTGGTTTCCATCTTTGATACTAAGGTTTAAACTTTCATCGTTCTGTAGAGCACTAAGCATATCTGCTTGAGACATATCATCTGGAAACTCAACCTTCTGACCTAAATAATCTACTGTTTGTGGCATATTAATTATCCTTTAGTTAAATAGCAACTCGATCGAACCCGTTAGTTTCTGGATTAAATCTGAGAATAAAACCACCGATAGGAATAGTTCTATGGGCAAAAGTCGAATCCGGAAGGTTTGTATAACCTATTTGTTCCGAAAATTCCTTCATTATATCACTCTTGTTATTATAAGCATCAACTTGCTCTTTTTCATATATGCGTAGAACCTTTAGGAAAGCCGCGTGATGCTCTGGTGTTTTAACACCTGTGAAGAAACTGTTTATACCATCCCATAGATTTTCTGCAAAACTACCCGCTTTGGCAATTCTCTCTATTTCTGATACCGCTAATCTCTTACTAGCAAATATTTGTTGGATTAATCCTTCTGCCAACTTTTCAGCAGCACCAGAACCTGCTGTAGCTTGTGCGAAGTTACTTATAGCTGTATCAATCGTATCTAATTTATCGGCATTAACATTTCTACTTATACGTACATCATTAAATAATGCGACACCTATTTGTGCAGTTGTTGATGCCGCTGCTACGTCTTCTTTCTGTTTCTGTAATTTTTGTATGAACCGTTTACTACCTTCTGACGGACCATACTCTTCAATCAAATCATCTCTTAGAACGTGATAAGCTCTACTTTCAGCACTCCCTGTAGGTGAAGCACCAAAGTCACTTATCATATAACCACTATTATTAAGACCAGCTAATGTATTTATATTGGTAGCTGCCCCGCCGCTATCTTTAGCTTGATCACTAGCCTTAGCTTGTTGACTAAGGTACGCAGCAGTAGGACCTTCACCATATGCAGAGCCGTCTCTAAATTCAGAGCCCGCGTTTTTCCATTTAAAATTGTAGTATGCTTGGTCATCTTTTGCTATCTGACCATCTACAACTGTTGTTACTGGAGCAACAGCAGCAGTAGCAGCAGCAGCAGGAGGTTTATATCCTTCTGCCATCAGAGGAGTAGTTTTACAATTCTGACCTTTCTCATCACAAATACGAGAAGCCCAAGTCATAGCACCTGTTGTATTTTCGGGGACACCTATCTCTATAAGTTCACCTTTATTTATCGCATATTCAACAGCTTCTCTATCAACCTTTAATTTATCAGCAAGGTCTGATATCCTAGTTTTTTCTAATTCTCTCCTATATGCGAGTTCTTCGGTATTTTGTGCAGCTTGTGCATCATAATGCTCACCTATTTTTATATCTCTAGCCTCTTGTAATACTATTTTTTCAGCTTGTTGTCCTAGTTCTGTATCTCCTTGTGTTTTACTAACTAAATCTCTAGCCTCTTGTAGTTCTAGTCCTGTAGCTCCTTGTGTTTTACTAACTAAATCTCTAGCCGCTTGTAGTTCTAGTTCTGTATCCTTATGTCCTAGTTCTATAGCTTTAACACTCATATCTCTATACTGTTGGGCGAACTTCTGACCTATGTCTGGAAAACCAGCCTCTATAAATTTACGTGCTAATATTAGAGAGTTTTGAGGGTCGTTGGGGTCTAAATTACGACTCTCTTCCATAATATTAGTAATCAATTCAGCTTTCTCTTCTTCTGGGGTTTTCAACCCAGCCATACGAGCGAGACCCGATGTTATCATACCACCCGCTAAAGTATTGGCGTATACACCCACTCTTCCTCTTGTGAGCTGGGCGACTTTAAGAGCACGATCTCTCATATTAGTGTTCTCTCCTGATGCAACATCAAAAATATTTGCTCCTTCCCCAAACATCGACTCTGCCATAATATTATCCTTTATTTACTTTAAACATTACTCATAATTGATGATAGAAAATCACCATAACCACCACCAGAAGTAGCGGAACTTCCTCTATATCTAGACGCGTCAGCCAACATACCTCCGTAGAAACCTGCTCTTGTATCAGTATAGTCTTGTCCACCCTCTCTTATTCCCCGCATATTTCTATCTGTGTGCAAGCGTGAACCTACCAGACTACCTACGTCTATTTGAGGTGTCAGCATACCTGCTGTACTTCTACTCGCTTCACCATATCCTATATCTTCAGCTCTTAGCATATTTCTATAATTCATACCAGTACCCATAGATTCCAACTGTTCTTGCAATCTACGCTTATTTACTGATTCACCTAAAGATAAGTTTCTATAATATTCTTGCGTTCCTCCGAGACCCTGTGAGAAAGATAACTCATCTGCTTGTTGTTGATTTCTTCTGTCTCTATCAGCATTAAAAGCATCGAACCTTTTCATCTGCTCTTGTTCCATAGCATATGGGTCGCCTTGCATCCTCTGTAACTCTGCATTTGCTGCTGCACCAGCACCTAAGAATCCTTGCAACTGAGCTTGAAACTCAGGTGATAGGGTCTGTAAAATCTTTCTAGTCTCCGGGTCGAACTCTACGTCACCCGCAGGACCATAGCTACTCCAAGGTAGAGACCTCTCGTATGCTATCGTGTTCTGTTTCACTTGCCAATCTCTGCCTTCTCTATAGATATCGTTTATTTTACCTCTAGATCTCCCAGCCAGAAGACTACTTAATAATCCACCAACATCTATACCAGAACCTCCAGCACCTCCGGGCATATTCTCACTCGCTCGTGTTCTACCACCAGAAGTAGACTGACCTGCAGCACTAGAAGTATATTGACTTGATGGTTGGTATGCTGTTGATGATTGATATACTGACATTTCTCTATCTCCTAATTATTATGCTGTGCGTTTCCAAAAATAAACCACAATGTATGGTTGTACAATGTCGTGTGTATGTGCGCCACCACCGCCAGTATCAGCTAAAGGTGGGGAATTCGCAGGGTTGTTAGTATCTGCATACGCTTTTGACTCGTGTGTACGAATTGGGTTAAAAGCCTCTTGATAAGCCCAATTTGTGTGCGTATGAGCTGGCATCTCAGCAACTGTTAGTGTGTGGCTGTCTGTCTTAGCACCACCAGTCTCTTCTACGACATCAAAATCAGTATCACCAGAATCTAAGCCTATCAGTACCTTACCTGCCCCAAAAGAAGTCCAAGTCGTTCCACCTATCGCTGTGACAACTGCTGCTGAATTAGCATAAGCTACAGTCGTAGTGAATATTGAACCTATTGGATAAGCGGCTGCATTAAGAGCGCTTGCTGCTGTAGTTACAAATGCTGTAGTAGCCAATCGTGTAGTATTATTCCCTGCTGATTGTGTAGGTCCAGTTGGTACTCCAGTAATAGCCAATGTTCCAGCTACCGTTCCATTATTTATAGCAAAGTCCTCCGTTGCATCGCCATTTAGGTTCGCTTTTGAATTAACCGCTGTTCGTACTGTTGTAAATTCAGTATTAAATTCAGAGCCGGAAATTACTTTCGCAGCATCACTATCTGCTAGTGCATCCTTCCCTGACCAGTTTACTGCTAAAGTATAATCGCTCATCGTATTTTCCCTTCTTTATGTAATAATGTTAAATCTTGAATTGAAGTATCATAACCATTTGATTCTATAGATATAGCAATCTTCAAATGTTTGGCACTCCCTGTTAGTGGGGTTTTATATTCCCGTAATCCATATATAGGTGTATATTTTGACGAAGCTGGGTGTACTGCTGCATCGTGTGTATGTGAAACTGTTGTTGCTCCATATAAGGCTGTAGATGCACCCCACAATGCTGTCGAACCTGTAGTTGCAGGTCGTAAGTTAATAGAGGTTGTCGTTGATGGTGTCGAACTAAAGTCCTTATACCATTTCAAACCGAGTGTAGCACCAGAACCACCTTCTAATACTAATATCATTCTTTTTAATAGTGCTGAAGATACTGATTCTCCTAAAGTAAGCCATACAGATGTTACATCACTTGTGAATGGAGAATTAGTATAAGATGCAGCACTACTTACCCAAGCCAAATCTGTGTCAAAATATCCCTCATACCCAGCAATACTCCCATCTTTCTGTCCTACCAATAGACCACTAAATTTCCTCGTATAAGTTAAACTTGCGGGTTCTCTATCTGAGTCGAAAGTCCAAGTCGTTACTCTCGGTACTTTATTTGGAGTGAAGTGTTTAAAATCAAAAACATAATTAATGTTCTTGTCTACAAACGACATAATATATATACCTTCATTCTCTACATAAACTGATTTAATATTCGTACTCTGCCCTATATTTCTAATTAGTGTATCTTTAATATTCTGTGATATATCTAGCAGAGGAACTTTATCTTTCTCAGAAGTACGCGCCAGAGACCTAAGACCAGTAGCAGATAAGAAGACTAAATCATCACCTATATTCTGTACTGAATCTCGAGCTATACATCCTACACCACGAATAACTTCATTAAGTTTCATACTACCCACAATATGGGGACTCTCGTATAGCACTATATTATTTCTACCGAATATTGCGAGCATACCATAAAAGGGCGCTATCGCTATAATGTCATCCTTACCCCATACCTTCTTTAAATCGAAAGAACCACCACCACTTGATGTAGTAAAATCATCACTATCCAATAAAGCAGAATAATGTAAGACATCTTTCTCTTCCTCTACTCCTCCTACCCACATACGACCATAGAAACCCGCTGCACAACTAGGTTTAAATTCCGCTGTCGTTACTGTTGGGGGTCTATCACCATTTACAAAAGCCGCCCATCTAGAACCAGAACTTAAAGCTCCATCATATCTCTGAGGTACAATTCCTGTATGGAAACAATGGAGTCTATTATTGAAGTTTACAAACTGCCAATCACCCGTTGAATTTGCTACAGTATGTTTAACATCAGCACCACTACTAGGAAAGGCTGCGTTAGGTGTAGTAAAATCCATTGTATATATAGATGTACCGTGACTAGCAAATATCTTATCTGTTCCTTGGTCGTTGTGTTCTACTATAGAACCTATCGCTGTACCTGAAGGAACTACTTTCTGTTTCAATCCTTTTCTGAAAGATATTCTTCCAGACTCTCTGAGAACAATATTATCAGCAAAAGTCAACCAAGATGAATCTAAAGTTGATGAATTATTCTGAGTATTTAATCCATTGAGACCAAAGTTAGGTAGTGGTTGATATGATAACTGTTTAGCCATTATACAACGAACCAATCCAATTCATATTTAGCATTACCACCATCAAGCATAATCGCCTGATTGATTGAATTTGTAGCTTCCTGAGCCGCTATAGAACTTTGTGTTCCACCATCTTCACCACGCTCTGCGATAGCTTTAGCCCACGCTCCGAGAACAACGGGCTTATCCGGTACTTTTATAACTGTAGAAGCAGTTGTTAATTCATCCTGATACTTTACAATATCAAACGATATCGTCTGAGCTTCAATAGGTATAGGAGATAAATCCACCTTTAAATTATTTGAACTATCTGCACCATTAAACCCATAGTAAGTAGGTTCGCCTGTTGGGTCAGTAGGGTACATAATGCTATTCAAATAACTACGACTCACCTGAGCTAATTGATAACCAGTAGAATTATTAACAACGTCCAATACTTTAAACTCTTGACCAGAACTCAGATTATAATTCTTAGTTGCAGCCACAGTAGATATATCAACAGTCTCTCTGAGGACCAACCAATCGTGATAAGACTCTACACTTCTTTTAGCATCATTGACTAAAGAACCTATG